AAAGAGTACGTACGCTTTAGTATGAACCCTGACAATTATAGAATTGTTATGGGTGGCATTCTGCATTTTGAAGTGGAATGTAATGATGACTCTACGCCTGACTTAGGGTTAGAAGGTATAGAAGGTTTAGATAGTAAATGCTGGATGGATATGGCAATCAAAATGGAATCTATTATAGCTATCAAACCAACTGGCTCATTAGAATCTGAAATCACCCATGGTAAAGCATCAATAGTATTAGATAGTGGTCCTTGGGAAACTATATCTACCAATATACCATACGAATATATGTGTGGCATATGGGAAGATTATTTAGCAGGACCAATTAAAACAATATATCGTGGGCAATAGCTTCAAATCAATATCTGTAAACCCTACCAATGTAGACTTTGACAATGATTACTCTTTGTCAATACTACTTAATGACCCTATCTTTAAAAGAAAGGCGGCCCAAATGAAGAATGAAGAAGCTATGGAGCTATTCAAACTTTATAAATCAACAGGCGAATTAAAGTATAGAGATAAGATTGTTGAGGGTTACATGAAGCTAATGCTATACGTTGCTATTAAGTATTGGCAACCTGGGTTCTTAGTTAGTGACTTACTACAAGAAGCAGTCATAGGGTTTATGTTAGGCATAGACAAGTATAACAATGAGAAGTATTCTGAATTCGGTAAGGCTAAGCTATCATCTTATTGCTTCTTCTATAGCAGGAAATATATAATAGACTTTATAGAGAAGAATAAATGTATAGTAAAGATTACTTACTCCCCTTTAAGAGCATCACAAAAACTAAAGAAAATGATGGACACAGCTGTAGCTGTAATGGAACTAGATGAAAGAATGATACCACTTGATGTAGTTCTAAAACAAAACGTAACAATGGAAATGGCAGCAGCACTCGGTGCATTATCTGCGACAACTGCAATTGTATCAACAAATAACCACGACGAGATAGACTTTGTATCCGATGGTGGTATATACTCTTATGAGATGTATATCGTAACAGAATATGCTATCACATTTGAGCATATCAATACCCTTAATGAAAAAGCAAAAGACTTATTACTATCTAAGTATAACCTGATAGAACAAACTTTTGATGATATGTGTAGCAAACACAAGGTATCTACATCAAGTGGCAATAAGTTTGTAAAAGAAACTATTGAACATTTAAAAAAATCTTTAAAATAATTCACAAATAAATTTGGAAATGTTAATTTAAAACACTACCTTGCACGATATATGAAATGCATATACAAAATATATAATAAAATTACAGGTCAGTATTACATAGGAAGTACTCTAAATAGTAAAAGAAGATTTAGACAACACATTGTAATGCTTGAAAAAAATAAACACCCAAACAAAAAATTACAAAATTCATTTAACAAATATTCATTAGACTCATTTTCTTTTGAAATATTAGAAAGCTTTGAAACAATATCAAAAGAATTAATCATAGAAAAAGAACAATATTATTTAGACACTCTTGATTTAAACAAATGTTTTAACTTAACATTTAAAGCGTATGGTGGAGGAGCAGATGTAAATTCTATTGAATGCTTAGTCCTTGATTTGAAAGGTTCTGTATTAGGTAAATGTAAAAGTATAAAAGAATTTTTTAATGATTATTGTGGAGATAATAAATATTCAAGCAATAAATTAAACAACGGTTCTATAATAAATAAAAAATATAGAATAGTTACTCAAGATTTTTATAACAATAATTTTGAATCAGTAATAAAAAAATGGCGCTCTGTTTATTATTATGGTTTGAAAAAATAATACTACCTTTGCTTTGGTAAAGGCGGGGTAGTGACGACAGAAACTTTGGTTTGTTGGCTCGATACCAACCTACCCCTCGATTTTTAACTATAAACAACACAACACAATGACAAATCTGTACAAAGCCTTAGCGGCATTCCAGCAACAAGTCCCTGTGATTCACAAGGCGACTCAAGGGTATGGTTACAGCTACGCTGACCTCCCTGCAATTTTCTCAATCATCAACCCATTAATGAAGTTACATGGTTTAGGGTTTACTCAAATGATGACAGACATCGGATTGCAAACTACTATCTTCCACACCGAGAGTGGTGAAGCTATTAGTTCAACTGCAACTATCCCTCAAGGCGTTCAGCTTAAAGGTATGAATGACTTCCAAGTATTAGGCTCTGCTATTACCTACATTCGTAGATATGCATTGTCATCAGCACTTGGGTTAGTTACCGATAAAGATACTGACGCATCTGGCGAACAAACATCTGTACCACGTCAAGCAAGTTTTAACCCTAAAAAAGACCTTTCATTCTAATGGCAAATCAATTATTTATGGATTGGTTGAGCTCACCTGAGTTTCGACTATCCTTCTCGACCGCAAAAAACTTATTAGACTCACCTGCTAAATTCCAATGGGAGATAACAAACAAACTAATGTACGAGCCTGATGAGCCTACCGAGGCAATGAGATTAGGTACTCTTATCCATACCTTAGTATTAGAACCACACGAGTTCGGCACTAAGTTTGTTATTCAACCTGACTTTGGTAGAACTAAACCTGAGTTAGAAAAGAAAGAACATTTCTTTCAAGAGAACAAAGGAAAGATTATTATTAAAGATAAAGAAGTAGATAAAGCTGACCGTTGCATTAAGTATATCCCTGACCACGTTATGGATATTATTAACGCTGGCAAGACTGAGTTTGTAATTAATCAACCCATAGCTAACGTGCCTTTCAAAGGTATTATAGATTGCTATAACGAAGGTGTTATAGAGGTTAAGACTACAAGCGAGTCATCTGCTGATAAGTTGATTGCTTCTTTCTTTAACCTTAAGTATCCTATGCAAGCTGCTATCTATGGCGTACTTGCTAAGAAAGAATTTGGGTTAGATTACTATCCTAATACTACTTACTTAATTATCCAAACAGTAGCACCTTATAGGGCTTACTTTACAGAAGCTAACAAGGACTATCATATATATGGTCAGAAGTTATTGGACCAAGCAATATCTACCTTTAACTACTCAAACAAAGAAGGCTTATGGGATAACGGTTGGGGTATCCAATCAATCGGATTACCTGCATGGGCATTAAAACAAATTGAAGAAAACTAAACCCTTTCGGTAATAGGTGAACCGAGTATATAATATGAGTACAACGTATGAGATGAGAGAAGGACAAGGTTCTTTATTCATCAATGAAAAGAAAACGTCAGACAAACAACCTGACTACAATGGTAATGTTCTTATCAATGGAAAGAAAATGCAGATGGCAGGTTGGAAGAAACAATCCAAGTCTGGCTCTACATTCTTATCAATCCAAATTAGCGAACCAAGAGAAGCATCTACTACATCAGCGAAACCTGCTGTAAGCGATGACTTACCATTTTAACTAATCGGTCCACGGCTCTCGCTTAAGTGTGGGAGCTTGTTGGACCACTAACCCAGACCATGAAAGAACAAGATATAAAATTAGCTATCGAGCAAGAGTGTGATGCAGTAGGTATACCTATAACATCGGTTAAGCATTATTGGTATAAAGGTGAACACTTTTCTATCAATGCACTTAACCCATACGATAGGGCTACTTCATTCTTGCAATCCATAGAAAAGATTTGTGATACTTACCTTAAAGATGGTGTACGCAAACCTAAAGTAATCAAACAACTAGACACGCCTGTAGCCATTAAGGTAACCCTTAGTGATATGCACGTAGGTCTTGAACCTAACCCTAAGAACAATGGTATGTTTGAATACTCTTACAACAGAGATATATTCTACCACAACATTGACTATGTATATAGTCGAATACTTCATCATTACAACAGCAACGGCACTTTTGACTTGTTGATAATTGATGACTTAGGTGATGGGTTAGATGGTTACGAGGGCAAGACAACTCGAGGTGGTCATGAATTACAACAGAACATGAGTTCTACAGAAGCGTTTGAAACCTTTGTGTCTGCTAAGCTTTCTTTAATAGAAAGATGTATAGACCAAGGGGTTGCTAACAAGTTCTTAATTAGAAACGTATGCAATGACAATCATAGCGGCAGTTTTGCATCTATATCTAATATGGCAATCAAAATGATACTTGATAGAATATACGATGACTCAGTAGTTGATTTTTATATTCTTGAGAAGTTTATGAGTCACTTCACCTATGGCGACCATGCGTTTATTATTACCCATGGCAAGGACAATAAGTATATGTTTAAAGGGTTGCCTTATCAAATGAATGATAAGACCGTAGCGTTCATTAATGAATACATTGACCACTTCGGAATAGATAACAAGTTCATTCATCTTGAGAAAGGCGACCTACATAGGATAGGATATGATAGAACAAAGAAGTTTGATTATAGAAACTTTATGAGTTTTGCTCCTCCATCTGCTTGGGTTCAACACAACTTTGGAGATGGATATTGTGGGTTTTCTATTCAGATTATCCCTAAGTATAGCGGTGAAATATCCCATACCGACTACTACTTTGACTTAACTAAAAAGAAATAATAATGGAAGAATTGCTAGAAAAATTTAAAGAGAATAATACATATTGCGTGTGTCCTAACTGTGAGAGACCGTACATAATAAAGAGAAGCAGTCTTAACCCTGACGTTGTAACTAATATTATTAGTAAATACTTTGGTAATATTGACATGCGTGAAAAGACAAGAAGACAAACCCATGTGATTGCTCGTCAAATGGCATTCAAAATACTCCATAATTATTCAACCCTATCTTTGAAGGAATGTGCAGAGTATTATAAACCTGCTACACAAGACCACACAACATCTCTCCATGGCATTAGAATTATAACCGATAGGATTAAGTATGAGCCTAAGATTGCTGATGATTATAACAACATTATAGAACTAATAATAAAAGAACATGACTCTAATTAGTGATACCGCCAAGCGCATAGAAGAGATTTGCAAACAGCTAGAACGCCATGCAAGAATAGAGCAAGAACTCAAAAGGGAAATAAGAGAACTAATGTTAAAACTTAAACTTAAATTATAATGTCTGAAAATAAGTCAGCCATATCGGCTTTGGCACGAGCTTTGATATATACTAAATTAGCAAGTGAATACTTTGACTTCTTTATTGTAGAAAGCGGAATTAAATTTGATGATAAACACTTTATCAAAGCCAATAGCAATAAGTTAAAAGCAGTACTCAGAGATATGGGCATGGTGGTATCACCTAGCGTAAGAGATGCTTACGTTAAAGATATGGACAACGCACCTGCCGTAGACTCTATAGCTAACATCTATCTTACTTTATCTGAGGCCAACAGAGTAGTATTAGAAGATTACGCAGAGGAACTTTTAAAAAGTCAAAAGAAATAGGATTTACAACAACACAACTCAAACCAAGGGGGACATTCGTCCCCTTTTAAATCTGTATTATGTATAAAGAACTTGTATTAAAATCACTTCACAATAGAAACACTATTGTACCAATAAATGAAATCACCTATGAGCCACGCGACTACGAAGCATATCAAAGTCTTTTTCAATATAGTGCAGACATCTACGAATACGTTCACCTACAAGGTGGTGTTAGCGGATTCAATGGGAAACTTTATACCAATAGCATATACCTGGACATCGACAATGCCGCTAATGGCGCTGAAGCACGGAATAGCTTAATCAAACTTATCCGTTACCTTAACTCCGAATACAAAATTCACCCTGATGATTTAAAGATATACTTTAGTGGCAACAAGGGTTACCACGTTGAGATACCTGAGATTATGTTAGGCGAGATTAAAGGTTCGGAAGTGCTTAACCAATTCGTTAAAGACTTTGTAACCAAGATTAAAGTAGGTAGCCAAGTAACCGATATAGATACTGCTATCTATGATGCTACTCGTATCTTTAGATTAGTTAACTCTAAGAATATGAAGTCAGGGTTATTCAAGATACCAATAGGTTACGATGAGGTTATGGAGTTAGGTGACACAGGTATTAGAGAACTTGCTAAAGTACCACGCACCGATTGGAAACTATCCAAGACCTATAACCCTAAGTTTAATCAGAAACTATCCGACCTATGGGAGTCAGTTGCTCAGCGTGATGCTGTTGTAGATTTAGGTGTAGAGAATATGGATAGCTTCTTTGCCCCTGCAACAGAGGGTGGTCGTAACACTAAATACTTTGCTCAAGCAACTATGTTGTTGGAGAAAGGTTTATATCCTGATGCTGTGTATCAAATCGTACAAAACGCTAACCAATTGTCTGGTAATGCTATCCCTGATGCAGAGATGCAGTTGATTATGCGTCATGCACAAGAGAAGCTAAGACGTAAAGGTTCAAGCAAGAAGGCTATGTTCAAACCCCTTAGTGATTTATTACCAGAGTGGGAACAAGAGCAACTTGATGAGACCAACCCTATATGGACAGGGTTTAAGCGCATAGACGAGGATATGAAAGGAAAGCTTCGTGGTAAGCTTATTGTAGTGGCAGGATACGCTGGTTCTAAGAAGTCTTTGTTCTGTCAGCAAGTATTACTACAAAACATTAGACAGGGCAAGCAAGTAGGGCTATATAGCTCTATGGAGATGAGTTCTTCTACCGTATTAGACCGTACCATATCCCAATCTTTTAATAATAAAGAATACCAAGGCTCGGTTAGTGAGGCAGTAAGAAAGGCTTACCAAGCAGAGAAACAAGCAGCACGCGAGTTCATACAAAAGAATATCGTAGAGATGTATGGTAGTCGCCTTATGGTATCTTCCGATGGCTCTATGGATAGTAGTCATTACCGACAAGCATTGATAGATACTCGTGAGCGTTTAGGTCGTGTTGACTTATTAGTAGTTGATGGGTTGTCTATGATGAATGGTGGTGAGAGCGAATTAGCAGCAGCAAACAAACATACTAAGGAACTTAAAGAGTTAGCTATTGAGTTTAACATAGCTGTCTTTCTTATCGTTCATGCGTCAAGGGGTGAGGCATTAGATGCTCGTGACTTGCGTAACAAGATTAGAGGTAGCGAGAAAGTAATTGATAATAGTGATTGTGCTATCTATCTATCCCAAATTGTAGACCAAGAAAAGACATTGGATAACTTGACCGAGTATAGTAAAAACCAAGGTTATATCCGATGCTACAATAAGCGTGGCTCTGGTAACTATACTAATGTGGTATATGACTTTGACCAAAAGACTTTGCTTATGACCGAGAGCGATACCGACCCAAGGACTATTGAGGTTAAAGGAAAGAAAGGTGGGGGTGATGATGGGTGGCTATAGTGCATGAAATTTTCCAAAAATAAATCACAAGATATTAACATTAAAACAAATAAACTATGGAAAAACAAACAGCAGTAAAATGGTTAATTGAAGAACTTGAAGAAAAAGGAGAATTAAGAGAAACCTTTGGGATTGTTCATTTAATTATTGATACTTCAGAGTATATTGACTTGAAAAGAAAAGCCAAAGAAATGGAAAAGAAACAAATAATAAAGGCACATAATGTAGGCTCTATGTGGGGCTTTGAAGATGTGCTTGAAGAAGGGGAAAAATATTACAATGAAACTTATAAAAACAAATAATTATGGAAAAACAAACAGCAGTAGAATACTTATTTGAGCAACTATGGGAAGGACCAAAGGAAAAATGGGCTTGGCAACATTACCTTAAGAAAGCAAAAGAAATGGAAGAAACCCAACACAATGACACAGCAAACGATTGGTGGAAAGAAGGAGCGCATTATATGGAGACTTATGGCGGTACAAACTATGAGTCATTTCATGAATACTATAAAAAGAAATTTGAAACAAATAACCATGTGGACACAGACAACAACTAACGACAACCTGGATATACAGGAGGACACTATAGTCCAATCAGTAATTGAGCAATACTTTCAACGCTCACAATTAGGTATTAAAAAATATAATACCACATTAGATAGAAATGACCTATCTTTGCATGAGTGGTTGGAGCACCTTAAGCAAGAGCTGATGGACGCAACGCTGTATATACAAAAACTACAAAAAGAAATTGATGAAAGTGGAAAGAAAGAAAACCCATAGAATAGTTATCCTAGACGTGCCTACTAAGGTTCCGATAACTAAAAAAAAGTTTGCCTATGTTAGTGCAAACGCAATTTATAGCACTCCTCATTTTACGATAAGGAAGAAAATTGTAGATACGCTTAAAGCGTTTTTAATGCCATGCTTAAAAGGTCTGCCTATTTTTAGTGGACCTGTTGCTGTCCATATCAAGTACTTCTCAAAGAGAACTAACTTTGACATAGACAATAAAGGGTTCATATGGGGAAAGGTATTGCTTGACTCCTTGAAAGAAAAGCATATACAGGAAGACAATGTTAAGCACGTTCCTAGCATATCCTATGAACATATTGTAAAAAAAGATAATAATTTACATGACATGGAAATAATAATAACTGAACTATAATGGGAAAAGTATTTATGGTAGATGTAGCTTGCGAGCTACCAAACAAAGAGAAAAAAACCTTTGAAAAACAAGTAATGGACGAGCAACTGCTTGAAAGCCACGAAAACAAGGCTAGAATTATAAGCCAAATCTATGAAAGAAAGTCAAAGAAATACTTTGATAACTTCTCCAAAGTAAAAATGAAGATAATCAAAATCAAGGAGATAAAGGGTATTTTAGAAGGATTTTAAACGTATTATATAACATAATAACGAATTATGGCATTTACTCCAGAACAGATAGCAAAGGCTTACGCTGGTGCTCAAGGTGATATATACGAAGCATTCCAAAACCAAGAAGCACTTCAAGCTAAAAGAGATGCTTTAGAAGCTGCCTATAAGAAGCAAGAGTTAAACTCTGAAAGACAAGATAATAAAGTAAGAGACGCTGCTATGACTAGCGTATTAGCTGCTCAAAAAGCGGCTAATTTAGCTACAGGTACTCAGTTAGACCAATTATGGAATGATAAAGCTAAAGAAATTTATAGTCGTGCTTTTTCTCCAGAAGGTATGGCGTTATTTAATTCTAACCCTGCGGAATGGAAATCACAGCACGTATTGGCGTTACAAGGTGTATCAGACCAAATGAAATCTGTAGAAGCAGGAGTTAAAAAAGCCTTACAGATGACAGAAAATTACAATAAAAACAAAGGTGGTATTTTAAATTTATCTAAACTAAATACAGCTGTTATAAATACAGTAGGGTTAGACGAGAATGGTAAGCCAAGAGAAAGTTTTAATTCAGAAGATAGCGCTATTACAGCTATGATAAATGGTTATGTTGACCCTTTAACTCACAAAGAAGTAACAGACCCATACGAAAGGGATAAAATTGCTTCTAGTTATTACGATAAAGATATGTTGAACGAAAAAATTCAAGATAAATTTAAAGTAGATATGAAAAAAGGCGAGCCTGTTCCGTATATGGAAAATGGTAGACATATGGACATGATTTGGAGCTATCCTAATTATTATAGAATTAGTGAAAAAACTAAAAATCCAGAGTTAGATGTTGTTACAGTTACTGATAAAAATAAAAATAATTACAATCTTGCATCTGATAATTTAAGAAATGTATTAAATTACCCTGATGCTAGAATGGCTATTGCTCTTCATAAAAAAGAATTATTAGAAACTGAAAAAGGTCAAAAAGCATTCGAGAATTTAGATAGAGACCAATTCAATGATTATGTTATAGCTGATTATGCAAAAACATTACCTTTCCCAACATCGGAAAAGAAAAGTAGAGACCAAGCATATATTGTAGTAAATACTGGTAAAAAAGAAAAAGAACCTCACGATAGTTTAGACTATTTACAATCTATTTATGTAGGTGATAACACACCAGATATAACTAAATTTAACAACCCTACACCTTATAGTTATTCTGAAGCTACATTGCCAAGAGGTGAAGCATTGACTAATCTTCATGATATTACTCATACTTCAAGTAAAGCATTACTTAAAGACTCAGATAATATATCTTATAAAGTATGGAAAAGTGATGCTACTGGTAAATACTATTATACATTTGAAAAAACTACAGGTGGTGGTTCAGCAAAACCAACATGGGTTGGTGGAACTGAAAAATATAAAGGTAAGTTCTTTGAAGTGCCTGATGTAAATTGGTTTAATAGATTTCCTGCTAAAGGGTTTGCTTCTGATACCCATAAAACATATGGTGGAGGAACAGCTGCACCTAATGCAACTAAACCTGGTGTAGCAGCTTCAGCAACTACAACTACTACTACTGCTGCTCCTTCTGGTATAAGCTGGGCAGACAGAGCAAAAGCAGCTAAAGAAGCAAAAGCAAAAGTTAAAGTTAAAAAATAAAAATTACCTTAATGCAAGATAAAATAGTTATTAATGGCGTTGTATTAAATGACGATGACCAAGATTTAATAAATCAGGCATACATTGACCAATATGGCAAGTTAGATTACGAGAGCCCAGACTTTAACAATAAAATGGACGCTCTTGCTAAAGACTATTCTAGTTGGAAGAAAGGTGATTTAGATGATAAAGCTTCTAAATTAGTTAATCGTTCATGGACAAACCTTAGAGAACAAACTACTCCACAATATCATAATGCATTAAAGCACTTAGCAGGTATGCCTGTTTCTTCATTAGATGAAGAATATGCATATCCTTTACCAGAAGTAAAAGTTACCGCAGAAAAGAAAAAACCATTTATTGGTCCAAGACAAGAAGATAACGCTTTTACGCAAGCATTTGAAACTCAAGTAGGAGCAGATATAAATTTAAATGAAAA